GCAAACGAAGGTAATTGAATTAGTTTATGTGTTACAGCACCTGTTTCTTTATTTACATCTGTAGTTTTGTAATAAACACTATCCTCAAGGTCAAAATAATCATTAACCATATCTACTTCACCATATTGATCCTCTATTTTTTTTATAAATTTAGAATCTATATCCGATGCTTTAGTTGCGGGCATTAGTTTAATTTATTAGTTAAAGAATAGAATTGTAATAAATCAACTAAGTTTTCACCTGTAACTTTTTGTGTTTTAGAAATAGGGGATAAAAATTTCTTTACTTCATTAAGCTTAATTACTAAAGCTTTATCAGTAATATTAGGAATAGATTTTTCAAAAACACTCTTTAAATTAGATATTTCTGAATTATAAAATTCCATTAAAGTAGAAGTGGAATCTACATTATTAATATATTCCCTTAAAATACGCTTTTGATCAATATTTAAAGTAGAATATTTACTATTAAATTTCTCTAATAGTATTTTATAGGTTAAAACCCTAAGATCACTATCGTAGGAACTAAATTCCTCCATTACAGTATCTACTACGGAATCCTTATCAACTTGTGACTGGGTAAGAAATTCCATTAAGTTAAGTCTTACTTCTATTAATAAAGAAGGATTAATTTTCGAAGAGTTATACGCTTCAACTAATTGATATAAGGAAGCCATTTCCTTATATTCGGGAATTTTAGTATTAAAAAGATCATTAATATTATAATTATCTTTTAATTCCTTAATTAAATTATATTTTTCTCTTTTTAATTTTTGTTTGGATAACTTCTTAGAAGATTCTAAAATTGTAGAAATAATAGATGAAGCCTTAGATTCGCTAATACCTCTTTTTAAGAAAAATGATTCGTATAACTTATACTCTTTTCCCAACTCTGTATTTACAAAGTATTTTTTTAAGAGTTTGGATGCTGGTGATTTTTTTCCGGAGAGGGTATCTGCGGTGATTCTTCTCACAAGCAATTCAAACAACAAACCTGTATTTCGATACTTGGAATGTTTAATTTTCATTCTAGGGTTTTTTTATAAATATATGAAAATATCTAGTCCTTAATGTTAGATTCATCTAACAATGATTCTCCAGATTTATCTTCCTCAAATATAATACGCTTTTTATTAACTGATGGTATATTTTTTAACATGTCGGAAAACTTTGAGGCATAATGTTTCCCCTCTAAAGAAAGAGCTGAACTAGATCCCTCATTTTTATCAGTATCTTTCATTCTCTCTACCCCTAATCTATCTTTACCAAAAGGGGATTCCTGTGTGTTTCTATTAGATACTTTTTCTTTTTTTCTACCTAAAGGAGATTTTTCATCATACCCATCTGGTAAATTATTAGGGTCTGAATTGCTTCTACCCTTACCATATAATGAAGCTAAATCATGGGGTGTACCATACGACTTACCAGATTCCATAGGATCATTCCCTTCATTTTCTACTTGATTTTGTCTAAACTTACGTTTTTTGTCTTGTAGAATTAAATCCCTATATTCATCATATTGGTCCTCTGATAAATGAAAAATATTTTCATATACCCAATCTGAAGGTAATAAGTTATTATCCATTAATTGTGTAGCTAAATCCGTTTTTTCTTTAAGTAAAGCTATCCTTTCCTGATCATATATAATAGATGGATTAGTTAACGATAATTCAAAATTTGCTAACTGTTCACCCTCATATCCCTGTGAATATAAATGAACCATTGCTATTTTATATAACTCAGAAGTAATAATTCTCTGAATTCGTTCAATAGTTCTGGCAAATCTAATATCCTGTGCAGCTAAGGTAGCTTTTCCCTCTAAGTTTTCATCATAACCCATAAAAGCTTTAGGAACCTTAAGTGCCGCAAATAATTTATCCCTTAAATAAACTACGTCGGTAATACCATCATATTGTAAACCAGGTGTAGTTTCAATTTTGGTTGCCGAATCATTGCCCCTTACGGGTATGTAGAAATCTTCTAGTGAATTTTGTAGGTTATATTTTAAATTATAATCGCCCGTTTGGGGGTCAACATATGGAGTTCTTTTTAATTTAGAAATAGTTTTTTCCATGAACGCCTCTATTTCATTAGGGGGTATAGACCCAATATTTAAGTAAAAAATGCGTTTTTCCGGGGCTCTTACTATTCTATGAATTAACATAGCATCCTCCATTAAAGTATATTGCTTAAATAATTTTCTAGCTGGTTCTATATAACTTCTACCATAAGGGAGAAAATTAACATCTGTAAGTAATCTAAAATGTGCAACTTCATAGTTGTCAAAATAAATAGCCCTTGCATCCTTATTCTGATTAGGAACATTAGTATAGCCATAGGAATTCGATACTATTCCATCTGGATCAAACTTAAACATTACTTTAGCAGGATTATCTGGGTCGGAATATTCTATCCTTTCTATATTAAATGCTGAATATGGTATAACATTATAAACACCAAACTTTTCTGCTATTTCTAATTTTAGGAAAAAATCTCCATACTTACACATATTTCTAATCCATGGCCATAAATTAAATTCTATATTAATTACATCATAAAAAAGATTATAAAGTATTTTTTGTATATTTTCATCAGGTGACTTAATTTGCAGTACCTCACCTAAGTCATTCTTTAGAGTACTTTCATCAGATATAATATCCAAGGCAGAAGCAATTATAGCGTCAGTATCCATAGCATCATATTCAGCGTATAGGGAGGGTCTTAAAGTTTTATAATTATAAGACACTTGTTGACCATATAAAGAAGATATACTATTAGTGTAAATTCTATTAAATCTATCTATAAGTGAATTTGTTTCTACATTACCAGATACCTGTATGTGTCTAGTATCAATAGTTTTTAGTTGGTTATCACCAGTATTTCTGATTACTACATCAGTTGAAAATAATCTTTGTAATCTATTAAATAATCCTTTATCAGCCATAGTTAAATTTTATAAAAGCCAAGTTATGTTTTCATTTTTCCCATCTATTTCCATAGTGTATGGGTTTTTGGTTCTCCCACTTACAACTCCGGGGGTATAATAATCATTCTTTGTAACATTCCCTAATGCAGCTTTAGCTCTATCCAGAGATTCTTGTTGAAATTTTAAAGAAGTATCTCTTAAAAACATAGCTATACCAAAAGCCATAATTAAATCATCATTGTAGCCCACTTGTGCCTCTGGCCTCCCATTTTTCCATATAAATACCCTCATTTCCTCTAGAAGTCTTCTAGAACGAATAGTTACACTTCTATCACCTACAAACTCTCTAAATTTATTAATAATTAAAGGACGTGTTCTCATAGACATGGTAAATCCTGGGACCATTTCCGAATTACCTTCATAGGTCTGTAAATAAGACTCAGCAGTTAATTTATCGGATTTAGGAGAATGGTATAAGTTTCTATAATCCCTTTCTCTTATGGCATCTATAGTAGCCCAACCAATATTAGCATTCTCAGGACATAACATAGCATTATTATATTCAGCAGCCAAACCAACTAAAAAATAGCCAAATTCTTTAGGGGGAAGTTGTCCCTTAAATTCTGCTACTTGGGTATTAGTTACAATATCTATGATATGAGCAGTAGAAAAATCTTTACCATCACCTCTGGCCACATCGGCAGTAATTACATATTCCCTAGCGTAATCTGCGGATTCCCATATCCATAAATTTTGATCAACACCTCTTCTTTCAACAGGGTCCTGAATAGTAGTTTCTTTTATAAATTCAATCCACTCATTATAGAATACTACATCACCCGAAGTATTAAAATCACAATCACACTCCTGAGCCGCAATACGAGGATCACCCAGTAAATCATCTTGTCTATCTCTCCATATTTGATCCCTTTCAGGGTGTACCATCCAAGGCAATCTAATAGGTAAAAATTCATTTTCTTGAGCCTCGGCCTTGGTCCACATTTTATGGAACCAATTTCCAGTTCCATTAGGTGTAGAAAGTACAATAGCACCACCTCCCGTAGATAGAGTTTGTTGAGCTGAAGCCCATATATTATCTATACCCTCAATAAATGCTGCTTCATCTACTACTAGCATAGATACAGCTTCTGATCTACCCGCATCCGATGCCGCAGAAGTTGCTTTTATTTGAGAGCCATTAGTAAGTCTTAGGGTTAATTTATTATTTTCTTCAGTAGAAATTTGCAACCATGAAGGTAAATTGTCATACATGAATTTAACCTTAGTTACTAGGTTTTTGGCCGTTTCCTGTTTAGTGGCAACACATAATACATTTTTACCTTCATGAAATAACATCATCCAAAGAGAATATCCGGCAGTTAAAGTAGATATACCTAACTGTCTGGATTTAAGTATTAATGAATATGGGTTATCTTTAAATAGATTTAATACTTTTTCCTGGAATGGGTATAAAGTAAATAATATTTTACCTCTTTGGGGGTGTTGTATAAAACAGTATTTTTTCATAAAATGTACAGGATCTGTTGCACATTTAATATATTCCTGACGGATTATTTTTTTTAGATCCTGAGACATAATTTAGAGGAGAGCCTCAACTTCTTTTTTCATAGAGGTTAGCTCCTTTAATCTTTTTAGCAAATCTTCTTTTTCTTCACCTTCTGACTTTTTCCACTGATTTACTACTGTTTTCATTTCACGAGTAATTTTACCTAGTTCCCTAGCTAATGAAGAAACAGAATCACTTTTAAGATCTGATGCTTTGGGCTCTTCTTCTTGTTCACCCAATGCTTTCTTTAGTTTTTCGGCGGCAGCAACAGCTCTTTCTGTTTCATCTGCTACTTTAGTAGCTTCATCTGGAGTTAATTCAGATAAAATTTCTACTATCTCTTTTTTTATAATTTCCTTTAGTTTAGGTTTATTAAATCCCATGGTGAAGTTTATTTATAAATATTAGGAAAATAATACCTCATTTATTTGTTTTAAACGTTGTTCTGTGGTACCACTAATAGTAGTAAAATCCTTTATTTGATCTCTATACTCAAATAATAATTCCCTAATAGTATAATCTATTTTTTCTCTGTATTCAGTATCTATAGTTCTAACACCATTATCTTCTATAATAGTACCCTCTGTAGTAACATAAAAAATATGATCATAATCTGCTAGCATAGTTGATGCAAAGTCACAAAACTTATCCGCATCATCTTTACTAATTGAATCTGCACATTTAGCAAATGCCATTACATCAATAATAGTTCTATCAGTAATAATATTTCCATTCAATAATTCACTAGCTCTCTCTGCTAAAAATATTGATTGACCCTTTACAGTAGAATCAGTGTTTAATGGAATACCTAAATCTCTTAAATATTTAGACCGTTCAGTAGTAAACTTATAATTAATAAATTCTACCTCATACTCCAATGCCTTAACTAATGTAGTTTTACCTACAGACATTGTACCACATAATCCAATTTTCATACTATAATTTATGTTCTTGCACCCGATTGTTTACCTAAAGCTGTTTTATGGAATGGAACACCCTTTCTTTCCCTCATTAAATCTTGATATTCTTCAAAACCATATTCTATGCCATAAAGATAATAAGCTTTTCTTGCTCCCCCACGTCTTTCAACGGGTTCAATTGCGGGGCCATCATATCTATGGAATTTAAAATTATTATCCTTAGGGCCCTTAGCTAAATACATTCTTTGACCGTTAGATGTAATAGTTTTATACTCAAATTTTTCGTCTGACATATTTTTTAATTTAATAATGATTCTGCTATATAAATACCTTGTGCTCCTGAAACTGTAATACCCCTTGCAGATAGGGCATCTCCAGCGAAATGTACATTTTCGAATTGAGCTAATGTTAAATTACTGTAATCTACTTTTGGTTCTGGTGATAGATATTTCACTTCAGGAACATAAATCCCCCAATCATCTCCAAGTGTAGGGAATACTTTTTTCATATCATCAATAAAATCTTCTATATATTGAAAATATTCACCTAATGTATCCCTTACTCCATCTAAAAATTCTATTTGATATGAAGATACTTCATCTCCTTCGGATGTTAGGGAAGGTACTCGGGTAGGGCTGTAGTAAAGACCCTTACCATTAAATTGAAGTTTACTAACTACATCTCTTGACCATTCAAATGGTTTTTCAATGCCTCTAATTTCCATTAAGATACCAAAGTTAGTCATATCATTCCTGTAACGCATATCTTTTTTGGCATGACTATTGTAACTGTAATCACCATATGTTTCTTCTACAGCAACAAAAGCAGCATTATTGTTAGTACAAAATGAACGTAATGATACTCCTTTATCTTCAAATTTTCTATATAATTTGAAGTCATAAGAAATATCAATTAATTTTTGGAAATGTTTTTGAGGAGCTTCAAAACGTACCCCTATTTGTACAGGTTTGGGTTCAGTGGGGAATGAATAATCTTCAGCTAATTGTTTACCAAAATCAATACCTGATTTACCAACAGCAAATATTAGACGGTCATATTCTATCCAATCGTCATCATTGGTATCTTTATCTGTCCCTAACTCTTGGGTATCAAAGTTAATATTGGTTACTTTAGTTTCCCATCTAAAATTAACACCTTTTCCAATTAAATAAGTATACCAGTTTTTACCAATTTCATGTAAATAATCTGTACCAACATGCCATACAGGAAATAATCTTAAACCAAAATATGGTTTAATAAAATCGGGTTCTGCCTGTGGATCTGAACATTGTACTTCTTCTGGTTTAGGGTGGAATCGTTTAAAATTAGTAATTACTTGATTAAATAATTCCATTGCTTTTTCCTCACCACAATA